TCCTGTACGGGCCCAAGGTCAACGGCGCTTGGCCCGCCGGCGTCTCGCTGAAGGGTCCGCAGGGCGATCGTGGGCCGACCGGTTCAACTGGCCCGCAAGGGCCGCAGGGCCTGTCGGCCTACCAGGTCGCGGTGGCCAACGGCTTTGCGGGTACCCAGGCGCAGTGGTTGGCCAGCCTGAAGGGCGAGAAAGGCGACCGAGGCGAGCAGGGCCCGGCGGGTATCTCCGCCGATCGCCGTGTGCAGGTGATCGCCAACAGCGGCACCGGCACGGTGGCCTGCGATTGGGACGCATACGACGAAATCCGGGTGACCGTCACCACCGACACCACTTTCACTTTCACCGGGGCGCGCAATGGGCAGGGCTGCATGCTGAAGATCCGCCAGGACAGTGCCGGCGGCCATACCATCGCCCTGCCGGTGCTGGTGATGCGGTTCAATCTGAATATCCCGTCGTACAACCCTAGCCTGGGCGCCAACGTCTCCGACCTGCTGGGCTTCCGATACGATGGCACCGATTCGCGCTATGACCTGATCGCGCTGACGCGAGGTATCCCTGGAACGTGAGCGAGTACACACCACCACTGCCCGATGCGGCCGACCTGGTTTTCAGGGGTAAACCCTACGTCTCGCCGCTTCCCGATGCTGCAGACCTGATTTTCGGTGCCGACGATGACGACGCCGGCGACCTGATCCTGCAGACCAATTTTCTGATCTTTATCCCTATGTGAGGCAACCATGACCGTTCGCGTTTATTCATCCGCAGATCCCGGAGCGCCTGCAGTTCGCGGCAACACCGCCGGCGATATCATCAACTTGATGGACAAGTGCCTGGTCACCGGCTACGGCAGCAAGGCAGGCGCCGGCTGGACGAAGCCGTTTACCGGCACCAACGTGGCCGCGTTCAAGACCGGCGCTGGATCCAATGGCATGTATCTGCGGATTGAGGAGCCGGTGGATACGAACACCAGCTATCCCAGCGCCAAGGTGCGCGGCTACGAAACCATGACCGACGTAAACACCGGAAATGGTCCGTTCCCCGCGCCCAGTCGCTTGCCGAATGGGTTGTTTTGGTACAAGAAATATTCCGGCTCGACTGATTCAAACCCTCGCCAGTGGTGGGTTGTTGCAAGCGAATCGTTCATGATTTTCATGATTCAGACGTACCCGGAACAGTGGAATAGCAGCCCAGGGTACTACTCTGAGATTTTCATGTTCGGCGACCTGCAGAACACCGGACCCAATGACGCCTATGCAACGATTATTCTTGGCGAGACGGCGACCAGCGGGAACAGCTCGCAAATCTGGCCGATGGACTCGGTAAACGTGTCCAGCGCCCGATCCGGCCTGTATATGCCGCGTGCTTACACCGGTATCGGCGGAGAAATCCAAGGCGGATGGCACCACGACTACGTCAAATCCGGCGTTACGGATTGGGGATCGGACAACAGCTATTTGCAGTATCCGCATGGCCCTGACGGCGCGCTCTACATGTCACCTGTGTGGGTTCATCAGCCAGGCGGGTCCAATGCCGCAGCAATTCGCGGCACGCTTCCTGGTGTGTGGGTTCCGCTGCAGCGTGGCCTTGCGAGGCTTGACAACTTCGCCGGACAGGGTCAGCTCGCCGGAAAGAATTTTCTTGTATGGCAGCACTACACCGCGCGCGCCGCGATCGAAATTAGCGACACCTGGGGAACGTAATGGCAGACCTTGGCGCGATCGCTGGACTGCCGAAAGGTGCGCGCCTGCCGTTGATTTCGGCCCGGTTTGTTGGACCGGGCCAGATTCCTGGCAGGGTCATTTCACGATTCATCCCCGTGCTGTTTGTACCGTGGTTCACCACGTTACAGACAACTAAATACATCGACCTTACGCGGCGAACCATTTTTACCCCAACGTGGTGGGGGTCGCGCCCCATCGGCACGCTGCCGCTTCCTGATTTCAAGATTGAGGGTCACGTCTACCAGCGCGACGATGAGGGCAACGACACCCCGGTTTACCTGTGCCGTGTGCGCCTGCATTACCGGGCCAATGGTGTGGCGATCGCCACAACCAAGACCGATGCGAACGGGTTCTATCGCTTCAAGGATTTGATGCCTGACGCCGCGTCCTACTACGTGGTGGCGTTCGACCCGGACGGCGGCGTGAACCAAAACGCCGTGATCCTCGACAAGCTGTCGACGGTGCCGGCATAGCGCCGGCACCGCTGCAGTTACCGATCGCCGAGGCGGCGAGCGCGCCGGGCTCGGTACAGCACCCAGGCCAGGCTGGCCAAGCTGGCCAGGTTGGGGGCAAAGGCCAGCACCAGGCTGGCCAGCATCGGCACCGGCGTGAGCCCGTGCAGATCCAGCACCAGCAGCACCGCGCCCACGATCCTGGCCAGCTCCAGCAGGCCAACGGCCGATGCCTCGACCTGCTGCCGCATCAGCAGCCGGCGCTGGTGGCGTTGCAGCTCCTGCTGCACTCGCCTGGCTTCCGCGGCCGGATTCCGCGGCGGCATCCCGGGGCCGTAGGCGCTCACCACTTCACCATGATGGCCAGGCCGACCAGCACCAGGGTGACCACATCAGCCCACAAGGGGCGGCGTTTCGTCTGTCGCATTGCACGGATCCTCATAAGGGCGGATGGCCGCGGCGTGCGGCCAGTGGAGTTTGGCCAGGCCGCGGCCGCCGGTGCGGGCGACCAGGTAGGACGTTTCCGACCTGGGCCCGCGGCCGACGATGGCCCGGGTGTTGTAGCGTTTCTGCAGGCTGTCCATGAGCGGCCCCAGCGGCACGCCGGCGGGCACCTGCAGCACCACGACCCCAACGTGGTTCACGCGACTGCCGTTGCCCTGGGTGTGCCAGCGGACCAGCTGGCCGCGGGTGAAGGTTGTGGCCACGGTGCCCCCTAAAACGGAATGTCGTCGTCGGCGAAGTCATCCATAGGCGGCGGCGCACTGTATGAGCCTGTGCCGGCCGCCTGGCTGTACCCGCCACCACCGCCCTGCCCGTACTCCTGGCGGGGCGCCTGCGCAGGCTGGCGCTGTCGCTGGGGCCGGTCCTGGCTCCCTTCACCGCTCACGCGGCCGCCGAGCATCTGCATTTCGTCGGCCACAATGTCGGTGGTGTACTTCTCCACCCCGTCCTGGCCGGTGTACTTGTCGTAGCGCAGGGCCCCCTCGACGTACACCGAGCTGCCCTTGCGCAGGTACTCGCCGGCGATTTCGCCCAGCTTCCCGAAGAACACCACCCGGTGCCACTCGGTGCGCTCCTGCATTTCCCCGTCGCGCGCCTTGCGCACGCTGGTGGTGGCCAGCGAAATGCGGGTGATGCACATCCCGCCCTGGGTGTACTTCACATCGGGGTCATTCCCCAGGTTCCCCACCAGGATCACCTTGTTGATGCCGCGTGCCATGTTGATTTTCTCCGTCCAGGTTGTAGGGGCGCCGCTGCCGGCGCCCCGTCATTGTCAGCCCGCGCGGCCCTTGCCGCGGCTGGAGGCGCGGATGCTCGCCGACTCTCCGAACAGGACGCCAGGCACGCGCGCTGCGCCCTTCAGGCCCTTGGCGGTGGCGTTCAGCGCGCTTTCGTTGGCCTGCAGGTAGGACAGCAGTTCGTCCGCGCGCTCGCTGCCTTCCTGGATGGCCTTGGCCGCACCCAACACCAGCTCGCGCAGGTCGATGCTTACGGCCTTCCAGGTGCGCACGGTGGACGTGCCTGCAGCGCGCGCCTGCGACGTGGCCACCGGTGCGGCCGGCGTCACGGCCAGCAGGTCGACCGTTTCCTGGACCTGCACCGCCTGGGCCTGGGCGGCCTGGGTCGCGGCTGCAGCTTCAGCGGCTGCAGCTTCAGCGGCAGCGGCAGCTGCCTGTGCCGCTTCCTGGGCAGCGGCATCGGTGGCGGCCTGGGCGGCTTCAGCGGCCTGCCGCGCGGCCTTGTCCGCAGCGGCCTGGGCTTCAGCGGCCTGGCGCGCGGCCTTGTCCGCCTCCTCCTGCTGGCGCTTCACTTCCGCCAGGCGCTCGCGCTCCTTCCGGTCGGCTTCCTCGCGCTCCTTCCGCAGGCGTTCCTGTTCGCGGCGGTCATAGTCGAGCATGCCGCGGGAGACGATATCGGCCGCCTCCTTCAGGCGGTCAAGGGGCACCTTGAAAAAGGCGTCAACGCGGCGGCCGCCTTCCAGGAATGGCTCCTTCAGGTGGACGCGCTGCGCCTCGACGGCACGAAAACGATCCTTCAGCGACTGCAGGTCATCGGCGGCCGCCTCGTAGCCTTCGCGGGAGTCGATCACCAGCAGGCGTGCGCCGTCGATCGCGGCCTGGGCCTGGCGCTCGGCGGCGATCACTTCCTGCGGCTTGACCAGCTCGGCAACGGCTTGGGCGATAGGGGTTGCGGTGGGTGCGTTCATGCTTTGGATTCCTGGAGGTAATGGGCAATGTTGAGGCACGACTGCCACACAAGGCGGTCGCGCGAATCGTTGGTGAAGGGGAGCAGCTGCCAGTCGGCAGTAACGGCGTTGGGAACAGCTTTCTTCAGCTGCAGGGCGTAGCGCCGCAGCGGGGTGGTGGGGCCCAGCAGCTCGGGGCAGTTTTCCCGGACCAGCTGGCCATAGGCGAACGTCTGCGGGCCGGTGCTGGGAGTCACCACGGCCACGCGCTTGGCATCGATGAGCGACGGCAGGCCGTTCAGCACGCCCATGAGGTCGAGCGTGCCGGCGTAGCGGCCCTGGACGCTGGCCAGCTTCTTTTCCGACAGGTACGCCTGGAAACCGGACTGGCGCAGGAACATGCGCCAGCCGCGGTAGTAGGGCACCAGCTCGGGGTCGAGGCTGTCCGTGTCCAGATCCTGCTGCAGGTCCAGCTCGATCACCTTGTGCACGGCCTGGCCAAGCGCTGCGGCGCGCGCCATCACGTCGGGATCCACGCCGGCGTAGTGGGCCGAGCTGATCGGCTTCAGCACCGTGGTGACGCCTGGCAGCTTGACGCCGTCCAGGCGGTACTCATGCCGGGCTTCATCGAAGGTCAAGCCGCGCATGGTCAGACGCCCAGCGCCGCGTCGGCGCGTTGCTTCAGGCCCGCCAGCGACTCGCGGATATTGGCCTGGGTGATGATGCCGAACGCCTCAAACACCGCCGGGTCCGACATGCCGGCAACCTTGGCGCGTTGCTTGGCCATCGACAGCTGGCCGTCTGTCAGATCCGAGCCCCACGGGCTGGTGCACTCACCGGTGGCCACGTCCACCGCCGGATCCGCCGGGGCGTCCTGGCGCGGCGGCAGCGCGCTGGGCTCGGCGTCTTCCGGTGCGGCGCTGGTGATCGGTGCGCGGCGCTGGTCCAGCTGTGTCTGCAGCTCGCGCATGGCCTGGTCGAGTTCGTCATGCCCAGGCTGCTGGCTGCGGCGCGCCGGCATTGCCACATCCGAGCTACCGCGGCCGCTGCCGGTATGCCCCGGGCGCTCCGATCCTTCCAGGTGCTTGGCGTCGTCGTCGTCGTCTGCAGCCACGCACAGAATCAGGGTCATGCCGTAGCGGCGGGCGTAGGTCAGCGAGCTGCCGTAGTCCTGCGCGGCATTCTGGCCGCGGCTGAAGAACAACGGGATATCCACCGCCATCCATTCGCCGCTGGAGTGCACCAGGACCGTGCGGACCACTTCCACCATCTTGCCGTCGACCGGCACCAGCTCGGGGCTTTGCAGCGTGGCCAGCTGCGCCTCCGACAGCGCCGGCCGGGTTTTCTCGATGATCGTTTCCAGCGGGGCGTATTTGTAGCTGTAGTTACCGACGATCCGGCGGGTTTCCCTGTCTTTGATATCGACGGTTACCGTGCGATCGCGGGGGATCGGCGGGAATGCGCCCTGGGCTTTGGCCAGGGCGGTGGCCACCTGGGCAAACGTGGTGCTGCACCTGATCGGCGGCAGCTGCTGCGGGGTTTCATCGTTCATGGGTGGGAATCTCCAGTGCTGGCCAGCGGGATTGCTGGCGCCGGCACATGATGATGCGCAAAGTAGCGGAATGCAACACCCATGCAGCGCAGCCCATAAACCGACTGCGACAATCGTGTGGCATGTTGCTAATCCGTGCATCGTCCTGATACAGTCCACCGGCACCCACAACCCGGAGCGTTTCACCCCATGAGCAACGAACACGACACCACCAACCCCGAGCTGCCCCTGGACCCTGTCCTGCGCGCTCGCTATGTCGCCATCCGTTCTGCCGGCGGCGTCACCAAGGTGGCCCAGGGCGTCGGCCTGCAGAATCACGAAAGCGTGAGCCGCTGGTGGAAGAACACCAACAGCCACCCGAAGCCCGAGCAGGCCCGCAAGCTGGTGAAGCTGTGCGGCGGCGTCGTCACCCTGCAGGAAATCCTGCCGTCCGTGTATGGCGGCCTGACCTGCAAAGAGCTGGGTTACACCCCCGAAGGAGCGCCGCAGGAGTGAGCAGCAGCCGTGCCCTGATCCCCGAGCCGCCATTGCTGGTACTGCCCAGCCTGGCGGTGGCTGTCGGGCTGAATGAGGCAATGGTGTTGCAGCAGCTGCATTTCCTGGCCAACTGCCGGCGGCCTGGCCGCGGCGGTGAACGCTGGGTGGAAATGGGCAATGCCGACCTGCAGCACACGTTCCCATTCCTGAGCAAAAACACCCTGTTTCGCGCTGTTTACAAGCTCCGCGACGCGGGCCTGCTGACCATCAAGGAACAGTCTGGCCAGCCGAACCGGTACCGCCTGGAATACGAAGCGATCACCGCGGTGCTGGACAACCCCCTACCCAAAATGGGGCGCCCCAATGTGGGTAGGGCCCCTACCCAGGATGGGGTGGGTACCCTACCCATTGTGGGTAGGGTCACTATTAAAGAGGTTTTAGATTCAGAGACTCTACAACTACAGGGGGGTGTGGATAACACCGAAAAGCCCATGCCGATGGGCTGGCTTCCGAGCGACCAATGCCAAAACGAGCTGCGCATTGCCGGGTTCAATCCTGAGTTCGCGGCCAGCCTGCTGCCCGAGTTCCGCACCTACTGGACCAAGCGCGGCGATGCCAAGGATTGGGATTCGGTTTTCTGCTGGCACGTCCGCACCCAGGCCGAGAAAAAGCAGCAGCGCGACGCGATGGCGGCCAAGGCCGCCGGCAAGCCCGAGCCGTACCGCCCGCGCTACCCCGGTACCCCGGGGCCGCCCGTAGAAACCCAGCAAGGCCGACAGCCGCCGGCCGCTGAAGTGATCGCAGCGTTTACCCCGTCCAGCCCCCTATCGCCCGATGAGAACCGCAAGCGCTTCGCCGAAGCGTTTGCCCTGCTGAAGTAACCCCACTGGAGCAATCGCCCATGCCCGACCAGCCCGCCCTGCTGTTCCACTTCATCATCCCCCACACGCCCGTGGCCAAGGGCCGCGCACGCTCCACGATCAAGCGTGCCAAGGGTGGTAAACCGATCCTGGACGGCCGCGGCCAGCCCATCATCGACACGTACACCCCGGAGACAACCCGCAATTTTGAGGCGCTGGTGCGCGACTACGCCCAGCAGGCAGCGCGCGGCGAGCTGCTGACGTGCCCTGTAGACCTGCTGGTGCAGTTCCGTTTCAAGATCCCGTCCAGCTACACGAAGTGGCAGCGCGACCTGGCCGCCGAGGGCCTGCTGCACCACACGAAAAAGCCGGACTGCAGCAACCTGGTAAAGGCCATCGAAGACGCCTGCAACGGCGTGCTGTTCAAGGATGACGGCCAGGTGGTCGGCTGCATCACCGACAAGGCATTCACCACTGAGCAGGAGTGCATCGTGGTGCACGGGTACCGCCGCGCCGGCGTGAGCTGCACCGCCACGCGCGCCGAGGCCGTCGACTTCCTGGCCAACTACCCCACGCCATCCATCCGCATGAATCACCTGGGGCTGGGTACGCGCATGCGCACCATGCGCCTGGTGGGCCGGTGAACGCCGGCGACGACTTCCAGGACGATGACCTGTTCGCCGACCAGCAGCTGCCGGCGGCCGAGCAGATCCGCCTGGCAGAGGAAGCGCTGGCCGCCGTGAATCGCCTGGTGGCCGCGCAGTTCACCCTGGGCACGTCGGTGCTGCAGCACGCCGTCTGCGCCCAGGTCGAGTGTTACCGCGCGCTGCACTTTGCCCGACAGGTGACCCATGACCCCTGAAGAAGAAAAGACCCCCGCCGGCTTCATGGTGGCGCGTGCAGCTCGGGCGTACATCGTCCACCTGCTGCCCACCGATGACGAAGGCAAGCACCTGGCCAGCTACACCGCGCGCTGCGGCTGGACACCCAGGCCCCGCGGTAGAGCGCGCCCCACCTGGTACCGGCCCGCGGCCTACAACCCCGGCAACCGCTGCCCCCGCTGTTTCCATGACGTGCCACTCAACGAGGACCACCACCATGCCCCGTAAGCTGACCACCCCGAAGCTGCCCGCCAAGCCGCGCAAGATCGTGCCTACCAAGCACATCAGCGAGGTGCCGCAGATCCGCCTGGAGCCCGTCGTGTCCAGCCAGGTCCAGGCCATCGGCCACGACCCCGCCACCAACACCCTGGCCATCCGCTTCCCGGGCTGGGATGACAAGCCCGGCTCGCTGTACCACTACGCCAACTTCAACGCCGACCAGTTCGCCGAGTTCTGCGCCGCCGAGTCGGTGGGTAGCTTCTTCATCAAGCAGATCAAGGCCAACGAGGCCCTGTTCCCCTACACGAAGATTGACGAAACCCCGCAGGCCTGAGCCTGCAGCGCCATCGCCCTGGAGCCCCTATGTCTACTTCCCCGCTCGACTACCTGCGGCCGCGCCTGGTGCCGCTGCCGGTGGCTCAACTCACACTGAACCTGGCCGACGACGTGCCGCGCACGCTGCTGACCACCGGCGGCAACCGCGTGAGGCTGGGCGAGCTGGGCAGCACCGACATGACCATGCTGGCGATGGCCAGGGCACGCCACACCGTCGACACCTGGCACAGGGTGGCCACCGCCAGGCTGCGCATGCAGGACGCGCAGCTGGTGGAAACCCCGCCGGCGATCCACCAGGCGATCGCCGAGCGGGTGGCCAAGTCGATTGCAACCGAGGACGGCCGCCGTTGGGCCGACCTTCCCGACCACGCCCGCGACCGCTACCTGGTCGACGCGCACCGCCACATCAACCATCTGCTACTGGAGCTTTCCCGCCATGTCTAATACCCACACCCACACCATCGCCACGATGGAAATCCCCGCGGCCATGCACGCCGCGATCCTGCGCCGCCTGCAGGAGGCCGACTACGTCCACGCGATCGGCGACGACGGGCTGCTGGACCTGTCCGGCATCGGCCTGCAGGCCTGTCCCGGTACGAACGCCTGGTGGCAGCGCAGCAGCGATTGGCACCCCGCCACGACCCAGGCCTGCCTGGAGCAAATGGAGGACATGCGCGAAGACTGGTCGCAGCTGGCCAAGCTGCTGGGCTTCGCCACGTTCACCGACCCCGAGCAGATTTTCAGCGCGGTGCGCGCGCTGACTGCATGGCCGCCGCAGGCAATCCTCGACGGCGAGGAGCTGCGCCGCGCGGTCGGCGTTGTCGGCGTCGTCGGCCAGTTCGATGGGCACGACGTCGTGATGCGTAACTCGGTGCTGGACGTGATCGATCGGCGCATTCCCAAGGCGGTCGACGGCCAGCTGCCGAGCCCGAAGACGGCCGAGCAGCGGCGGTGGTTCATGGCCGGCGCCAGCGCCGTGGCCACGGGCCGCGCGTTCGTCAACGCCGGCGACAGCGAGCGCCAGTTCATTGCCGACAGCGACGACGACACCGCAGCCCTGCAGGTGGCCACGCAGTTCACTTCGGAGAACGAACCGCGCAAGCGCGCCGAACTGCAGGTGGCCATCATCGCCGCCCTGCAGCGCGCCCGCGCCAGCCAGGAACGCGGCCTGTACCACGTCGCCGACACGCTGCCGATCGCGGTCAACGCTCGCCGGCTGGGCCACTGCCTGGAAGTGATCCGCCTGAACCTGGGCAGCATTGAGTCGAGCGCCAGGCACCTGGTACCGGGCAACAACGATGACCGGCTGCGCCTGGCCAACATGCAGCACGAAGTCACCCACGCCCAGCAGGTGCTGAAGTCGGTAGAGGAAATCGTGTGTGAGCTGCTGACCGGCACCAAGGTGCCGCCCGCCTTCGACTACTTCGCCCCGGAGTACTACACCCACGACGGCGCCGGCCTGGTGCACTTCAGCCGCGTGCCGCCGGCAGAGTGGCCGGAATGGGCGACCGAGGCGCTGCAGCGCATGGGCGGCGGAACGAGCCTTTACGACGACCTGCTGGCAGTGCTGCAGGCGAAGGACCACACCACCGCCCGCGCCAACATCGGCGGGATGCGCGGCCGCATCGTGTCCCTGCAGTCCCAGCTGGAGGACAGCGGGCGCCGCCTGGTCGATGCCCAGCGCCTGGCGTGGGCGTTGGTCGACGCCGCCGGCGGCAGCGTGGAGCTGGGGCAGTCGGTGTTGGCCACCACGGACTGGCGCGGTAAGAAGCTGCAGCAGCTGCAGGTGCCCACCGGTGGCGTGCGCTTCACCAGTACCCAGGACACGCCGCGATGAGCAACGGCGACATTCCATGCCCGCGGTGCGGGCGCTACTACAGCCGCCAGGGCGTGCTGGACCACATGCGCGACCTGCACCACATCACGCGCCGCGATGCCGGCAACCTGGTGGCCGCGGCGCAGGCCCAGGCGAAGCCCAAGCCCAAGCCGGCCCAGGACGATGACGACGGCGCAGCCTGGGTGTTCCGTGCCCTGGCCCAGCAAAACAAGGAACACCGGGCGGCGATGCTGGCCAAGGCCGACACCACCGGCTGGCAGCAGCTGTCGCCGTACCACTACCGCCGGTGGTTCTACGACACCCGGGTGGACTGGTGGCCGAGTGGCGGCAAGGCCCAGGTTTTCACGAAGGGATCCGGCCAGCCGCCGCAGATGGTGTACGGGCATCGGCGAGTGGCCGCGCTGGTCGAGCGACTGAAGGGGATAGAACGTGCAGGCTGACCTGTTCGCCGCCGCGCCGGCGCCGGCGGATCCGCCGCCCCTCCTGCAGGCCGGCGGCCGCACCTACCGCACCAGGTCGACCGATCGCGGCCTGGCCATCAACTGGACCGGCCCCGGGGCAACCCAGGGCGTGGTCGGGCAGTACCACCCAACGGAGGCGGCCGCACTGGCCGCCGCCCACCACATCGAGCAACGGAGACAAAAGCCATGATGGGCGACGCAAAGCCGACCTACACGAAGAACCGGCACGAGTTCCTGCAGCTGGTGAACGCCGCCGGCAGCGTGGGCTGCAGGGCGCGCGGCGCCGCTTTCGGTGCTGCATGCACTGCCATGCGCCAGCTGGGATGGGTCGAGCAGGTGCCGGCGATCGGGATCAAGGTGCGAATCACCGACCTTGGCACGCGAGCGCTGCAGGCCTGGGACGCTGGCCAGCGCGGCGAGCTGGACCTGCGCACGGGCGAGGAGCGCCGGCAGCAGATCCTCGAGGACGTGCTGGACCTGGCCGAGCAGCACCAGCTCGATGAGCGGCTGCTGCGCGCGCTGCTGCAGCGCATGCCGCTGCTGGAGGTCCAGCGGTGCATCCGCGGCGCCGTCCAGGCTGCCAGCGCCGCGGTGGCCACCTGCAGGCCGATGGGCCCGGCCGAGCTGCAGGAAACGCTGGAGACGTTCGACCGCCTGGCCGGCGGCGCCGGGGTGATCCTGCCGGCAGATGACGACGACACGGGCATGGTGGTGCTGGACGCAAACGGGCGCGTGCTGGAAGTGATCGAGGACGCCACCCAGCGGCACACCGGGGGCATGGTCACGCTGTCCCCCGAGGCGCTGGCAGAGCCCGTGCTTACCCGCGGCGAGGCAATCCTGCCGGTCAGCCATCCGCTGGTGCAGAAGATGCTCGCCACGCCGGTACCGGAGAACGTCGAATCCAAAACGATCACCGTCACCGTGAACCCGGAGCCTACCGCGGCACGCATTGCCCGGGCCGAGCTGCAGGAGGGCGGGCTGGCCAACCTGCTGGGCGGCGCCCGATCGTTCGTGCCGGGCGGCTACACCGGCGATCGCCCTGCAGGCCCGGCGGTAGTCGCCGAGGATCCGCCGGCGGCCGAGGAGGACGAAGACGACCACGGCCTGGTCATCTGCCCGAGCTGCGACGGGCGCGGCGTAACTGGGCCGGCGCACATCGACTGCCGCATGTGCAAGGGCGAGGGCGCCATCAAGCGCACGGTGCCGCTGTGAGGCTGGATCCCGTCCGCCAGCACGGATACGACCCGGAGACGTTCGCCGGCATGGTCAAGCTGGCGGCCTGGCAAAAGGACGTCACGCTCACCGCCCTGGCCAAGGCGGTTGGCATGAAGCCGGATACCATCCGAGCCAGGCTGTCGAAGTCACGCGGCAAGCGCTCACTGCAGCCGCACCAGGTGACGGCGATCGCCAATCACCTGGGCGTCGATCGACAGCTGCTGCACCGCCTGGCCGCGCGCCATGAAGGGTGGGACGTATGATCGGCAGCAAGCGAGCCAGCAAGCGCGAATGGGCGCACATGGAGGCGTGCAAGACCCGGGTGTGCATCCCCTGCCTGGTCGGCGTGCAGCTGGGCCTGATCGACCCAGCGCACGCCGTGCGCGGTGGCGACGACGACGACGGCATGCCGCTGCCAATGGTCACCTACCAGCACTGCAAGAGCGGAAACCTGCGCATGGGCCACCTGGACGGCTACGGGTGCTGTCTGTGGCACCACTTTGGCACCCAGCAGCTGCATGCCCTTGGCATGTCGAAGGAGGAGGCCCGCGCGCGCTGGGGCCCGAACCTGCATGACAACGGCCGGGAGTTCCGCGAGACGTTCGGCACCGAGCTGGAGCTTATCGAGGTCCAGGCCTTTGTCCTGCAGCAATCCGCTACAGGTGATAGGCTTTCTGCGGTTTAGTGAAGCGAAGGGGAAACGATGGCAAGCGCGATTCTGGATGACCTGGTGCAGCTGATCGGCCACCACCACGCCATCGAGCTGCTGCGCGCCTGGGGTGGTCGACGCATCAAGGTTCCCGAATCCCTGGGCCAGGACCACCCCCTGGCCTTTGTCGTTGGGCTGGAGTCGGCGCAGAAGCTGGCCAGGCGCTACGGCAGCACCGAGCTCGACCTGCCGGCCGAGCGTAATTTCCTGATCGACCTGCGCAATGCGGCGATCGTGAGCGACTTCACGGCGGGGAGCAGCATTCTGTCCCTGTCGTGCCTGTACGGCGTGAGCCGCCGGCAGATCCAGACAATCCTGGACGCGATGGGGCACCGCGAGCTGCGCCTGCAGCGTGCGGGTTCCCGCACCTGACGCCGGCGGCCAATCGGTGAACAATGCCCCCCATTCCACACGGGGGCATCACCATGTATCAACTCGGTTCACGATCGCTGGCCAACCTGAAGGGCGTGCACCCGCGCCTGGTCCAGGTGGTGCAGCTGGCCATCACCCTGTCCGCCCAGGACTTCACCGTCCTGGAGGGCGTGCGCAGCCTGGCGGCGCAGAAAGCGAACGTGGCCAAGGGCTCCAGCCAGACGATGGACAGCAAGCACCTGGTGCAGGGCGACGGCTACGGCCACGCCGTCGACCTGGCCGCCTGGGTGAATGGCAAGGTGGCATGGGATCCCTGGGAGCGTTACGACGTGATCGCCGACGCCATGCGCCGCGCGGCCATCCAGCTGGGCGTACAGATCCGGTGGGGCGGCGGGTGGTTCAATCTCAACCAGCTGGCCAGCCCGGCGCAGATCCTGGCCGCGCGCCAGGCCTACACCGCCGAGCGCAAGCGCGCAGGCCGTAAGGCGTTCCTGGATGGCCCGCATTTTGAGCTGCAGGCGGTCGCCCGGTGATGGCCGCGGAGAAAGCCGCCGGCATCGCGGTGACGGTGATCGCCGGCGTGCCGGCGTTCCTGTCCAGCCTGTCCAACGACATGACGGTGCCCGTGATCGGCGTGGGAGCAACCACGATCGTGGGCGCCGCCCTGGGCACGCTGGCCGCCCTGGGCTACGACAACAACCCGCCGCGGCCAGGCGGGCGCCTGGTCATCCGCTCCCTGTCCACCATCGTCATGGCCAGCCTGCTGGTGGGCGGCGTGCCGGCGATCACCGGCTGGCATTGGGACGTCCAGGCCGCAGAGGGCGCCGTCACCGGGTTGACCGCGATCGCGGTGTATTACCTGTTCGACCCGATCAAGAAATGGGCGCAGGGCCAGTTCACGGCTGACCTGAAGCTGTCCGATTTCATCCCCTGGATGCGCAAGCGCACGCCAACCCCCGCCAACCCGGGGCAGAATGCCCCGTCCGACGATGAGGGCCCCCGCCCATGAATTCCTGGTATCTGATCGCTGCCCCCGCGTGGGTAATCCTGTTCATCACCGCCGTTGCGCGCCTGGCTGACATGGACCGCGCGCAATGGGCCACAACTGACCACGTCCGGCGCCTGGGCATGATCGGCGTGGGGGGCATGGGCATCATCATGCTGGCCATGCCGTTCACCAAGGATGGATGGGCGTACCCGAGCGCAACCTGGCGCACTGCAGGCCTGGCCTGGTCCTGGGCGCTGGTGTGGTTGACGACCCCGGGCATGCCGCCGTGGTGGGACTTCATCCTGGGCGTGCACCGCCGCACCCACGAATGGCGCGACCAGGGCCTGCGCGCCCGGATCCGCGGCGAGTGGCGCGCGCTGCGCGATAGCTTCCGCCCGCGCCGCAGCCGCAAGCCGATGGCCGGCCCGCAGGGGCCGCTGCCGTGATCGATACCCCGCAGAGCTGGGCCGCCCGCAACGCCGCCCGCCTGGCCATCTACCTGCTGCTGGCCATCGTCCTGGTGGCCACCTGGCTGCAGATCCGCACCTGGCGCGAGGACGCCCGCACCGGTGCCGAGCGCATCGAGCAGCGCGACAACACCGCCGCGGCCGCCGGCGCGATCGCCGATGACCTGGCCACCACCACCACCGACCGCCAGCGCGTGGAGGTCCGCATCACCGCCGACACCGCGCAGATGGCCCGCGACCTGGAGAAGCTGCGCCGTGAAAACCCGAGCCTGGATCATTGGATGCGCGCTGACATTCCTGTGCAGCTGCGCGAGCTTGCCCGCCAGCGACGTGAAGCCCGCGACCGACTTGCAACTGGTGCGGCTGGGCGTGGAGCAGCTGACCAGGGAGCGCGAGCCCCAGGGAGTGGTGACCAGGACTGAAGACGCGAAGGACGGCGAACAGCTGTTCGGCCTGGCCATCGCCCTGGAGGACACCAACTGGCTGCAGAATGACGACAAGCGCCGCATTCGCCGGTTCGTCAACGCCGCCACGCTCCGCATCGAGCAATCGCGCCTGCCGAGCTGCAGCTGGTACCAGTGGCGATGCCTGCGCACCAGGCGCGCGCTGCAGGCCGCGATTGACGACGCCGGCACGCCCCCGTAGGATTCGGCCCAAGGTTCACCCGGGCAGAAAAAAACGGGTCACCGCCGCCCCGCAACTCAGCATTGCGGACAGGGACAAACCGGGACACTCGGCGGCATCAAGTGGCGCGCGAACCTTTCGAGCAACAACTGGCTGGCGGTACATGGGAAGCTGACAGCCAGGTTCCACTCACTCTCCAGTGAGCGATAGGAGCCGCGGACCCGGGGGCGACCGGGACCAAGCCAAAGGGGTGCCACCCTGCGGCCCAAGGCACAGGCCGACTACCCCCGGGGATTGCACCCCGGGGGTTTTTCGTTTTAGGATCGCCCCGTGCCCTTCCACAGCACAGGCCAATCCCCTGGCCACCCGCGGATCCTGTCGAGCCAGCTATCCGCCCCCCGAAGGCCCCGACCACCCCCTGGTCGGGGCCTTCTTCTTTCCAGGGTTGAGCCGAGTCGACTATGAGCAGAGCCAGGCTCGGCTCGGCCGGATCCGCGCCACCCACACACGCTTTTTCGATTTTTGTGGACGCTCCGCGCCTGTTCAGTGACGCATTCCGGCCATTCCGCGAACAGCCCAGCCCTGGGCGTACACTGCGCGCGCCACCCACCTGGAGCGCGGACCCATGCCCCGTAAGAAGAAGCCCACCCCTGACACCTGGCGATCGCGGATCGTTGGGGAGGGGGAAATCTCCCCGGCCGACCTGTTGGCCAACCCCTACAACTTCCGAGTGCACAGCACCGAGCAGGGCCGCGCGATCGACGGCGCCCTGGACGAAATCGGCTGGATCCAGCGCGTGATCGTCAACCGCACTACCGGCCACGTCGTTGATGGCCACCTGCGGGTCAGCCGCGCCCTGCGGCGCAACGAGCCCACCATCCCCGTGGTGTACGTCGAGCTGACCGAGAACGAGGAGCGCATTGCGCTGGCCACCCTCGACCCGATCGCTGCAATGGCCGGTACCGACGCCGACTTGCTCAACGAGCTGCTGGCCCAGGTCGAAGCGACCAACGAGCCGCTGCTGGAGTTCCTGCAGGAGCTGCAGCCCCAGCTCGGTACCGGCGACGGTGGCGACGGTGGCGGCAAGAGCAAGCCCGAGGAGCCCACCACGGTGTGGGGCGAAATCATCGCCCTGGGCCAGCACCGGCTGCTGTGTGGCGACATTGACGACGACGCGCACCGCCTGGCGGTAACTGCAGGACAACCCGGGGCACCCGTTCTGGACATTGCATCGGCCATCATCACCGCCCTGGCCAGGACGAAATCCGCCGGCCCGCTGTTCATCATCACCGACGACGCGCACCTGTGCGACTCAATGGTGACGGTGTGGGAGGCCATGACCGGCAAGGCCTGCGAGCGATTGCCACCCGTCTGACACCCCGGCGTCATTGCTACAGCGATAAGCGAGCTGATACAGTGACCACGCCCGAGCTGGGCACGGGGGAAAAGCGGGACGAAACACGAATCCCCCGAACACCAACACCCTTACTGGAGAAAAACGCATGTCGCCCACTTACGCCGGCTACGCTGGCATGGAACCCGAGTTCACCCTGGCCAGCGGCCGGGTAATCTCCGCCGGCGAGCTGATCGCCGAACACGCGGTGAAGCTGTACCACCAGGCATTCCCTGGCCTGGACGAATCCCAGGTGCCTGCAGCCTGGAACGCGGCCAGCGACGTGGAGCGCCGCGGCTACTGCATCCAGGCGTTCGACAAGCTGGACCAGGCCGCGATCGACGCCGCCGCCCGCGACGACCAGCGCAACCTGCTGGCCACCGTTGCCCCCAAGGCCGAGCTGGTGCTGGGCGACGGCTTGATGGACGTGGTGGTGCAGGAGCTGCGCGCGCTGTCGAAGCCGTGGCAGACCCTGACCGAGGACCAGCAGGAAACCATCCTGGAGCGCGCCACCCAGCGCGTGCGCGAGGTCGCCCGCCTGACCGTGCGCGAGCTGGCCGCCCGCGGCACGCACCACATCGTGGCCACCCTGGAGCAGATCACGATCAAGAAAGGCGCCAAGGCCGTGCTGGCCATCCCCGCCCACCTGATCGATGAGAACCTGACCGAGTCGGTACAGCAGCAGGTCATCCTGGTGCTGGCCGGCGAGCTGAACGCCGCCGACGAAATCCAGCAGCCGCAGGCCGACCTGCAGCAGCCGGGGCTCGACCTGGGCGACTCGGGCGTGGTCCACAGCGACCCGCAGGATTGATGCCATGCTGAAATCCATCAAGTTCACGGCGCAAACCGCCTGGCCAGCTGACCGGGAGAAGAAGCCGGGCGAGCAGATGCTGGATGGCATGGATTGGGCCCAGCACATCACCCTGGACGTGGTGCCGCGCGTTGGCGACCTGGTCAACATCGGCGGCGAGTATCTGCCGGTCGAGCAGGTTTACATCAACCCAGGCGACGACGGCACCAGCACGATCGACGTTCACCTGGATGGCGACACCATCGTGGACTTTTCACATGCCGGCATGACCGCCGGCGGCTGGCGGGAGGACTGACCTATGGCTTTCATCGTTCTGACCAACTCCAACGGGGATGAGGTCCACGTCCGCGCCGATCGCGTGGTGACCATCACCAGGCTGCAGGTGCGCGACGGCAATGCAGCGCGCGCCAGCGTTGCCCTGGAGGGCCGCGACCACCCGCTGACGGTGCGCGAGGATGCGGCTATCGTGTTGCAGGCCATCGGTGATGCGGAGGTGGTCGACCGCGGAAAGCGCCTGGATGAGTGGGCATTGCGCGAGGCAATCAACCTGCGCACCGTGGTGCAGGATCCGGCCGCTACCGACCACGACCAGGGCTGACATGCCAAGCAAGGGAAAGACCCCGAAGACGCCCCCGGCCAAGCCGGGGGCGAAGCGTTCCAGGCGTACCGCACAGCCGCGCTACGCCGAGGCCGCACAGCTGCGCAGCGAAATCCTGGCGTACCGCACGCTGGGGCTGACCCTTGATGAAATCGCGGCCCGCGTGAACCGCAGCAAGTCGGTGGTGCACACCCACCTGACGCACGCCCTGCAGGAGCTGGACGAAGAACAGAAAGAGGCCAGCGACCGCCTGCGCGCGCTGGCCTATGCCCGCCTGGAGAAGGTACTGGCCAGGGCAATGCTTGGCGCCATCAAAGGCGACGTGAAGTGCATGCGTGAGGTCCAGCGCCTGATCGGCCAGCAAGGCCGGTTGATGGGCTGGGGCAACTTCGCCAAGGTCAACCCGGAAACGGGCGTGCCGCTGGGCGAAGGTGGCGACGGCGTACCGCCGGGGCACTGGACGCTGCCCATGCGTCCCACGGTCGACCTGGGCGCATGGCAGGAGCAGGCAGAGAAGGTATGGCACGAACAGCAAGCGCGCGCCGGAAAGGCGGGCTAACCGGCACCGCCGCCGAGCTGCAGGCCGGCGGCTTCCCCGTAAACCTGGTGTGGCGTCCGCAGGCTGGCCCGCAGACGCTCCTGATCGCGTGTCCGGCCGACGATATCCTGTTCGGCGGCGCGCGCGGCGGCGGCAAGACAGACGCGCTCCTGGGCGATGCCGGCATTTACAGCCAGGCCTACGCGCCGCACTTCCGCGGGATGCTGATCCGCCGTACCTACGATGAGCTGGACGAAGTGGTGGCGCGCAGCCAGGAGCTGTTCCTGCCCTTGGGCGCGAAGTGGCAGGCGGGCCGCTACACCTGGCGTTTCCCGTGGGGCGGCTTCCTGAAAATGCGCTACCTGAAGCGCGACGAAGACGCGAGCCGGTACCAGGGCCACAGCTACAACTGGCTGGGCAAGGATGAGGGCGGCAACTTCCCCGACGTGCGGCCGCTGGACAAGCTGTCTGCCACCCTGCGCGATCGCAACGGCGTGCCCATCCGGGAGATTATGACGGCCAACCCGGGCGGTCCTGGCCAGCCCTGGATCGTTGATCGGTACATACGCAACCGCCAGCCTATGGTCCCGTGGCGCGACCCCGAAACGGGCCGCGTGCGCGTCTACATCCCCAGCCGGCTGACCGACAACCAGGCGCTGCTGGCCAACGATCCGGGGTACATGCGCCGCCTACGCGGCTCGGGCCCGTCCTGGCTGGTGGCCGCGTGGTTGAACGGCGATTGGTACGCCACCCAGGAGGGCGGCGTCATCAAGTCGAAATGGTGGAAGCGGTACGCCATCGATGAGCCCGACGCCACGCCCCTGGAGCGCCGCCTGGCGCTGCCGCCGGGCAAGATCGTGGCTTGGGTGCACAGCTGGGACACGGCGCAGAAAGATAACGAGGTAAACGACTACAGCGTGGGCACGGTGTGGGCCGTCCATGAGACGGGCAACGCCTACCTGGTCGACGTCGTGCGCGAGCGCATGACGTACCCCGAGCTGAAGAAAGCCGCCACGGACCTGTACGACAAGTGGGGCGCCGACGTGGTGCTGATCGAGGACAAGGCCAGCGGCACGTCCCTGATCCAGGATCTACGCGCCAGCACAAAGCTGCCCGTGAAACCCGTGGAACCGGACGGCAACAAGGTGACGCGCGCTGTCAGCGCCACCCTGTTGATGGAAGCCGGCCGCATGTGGCTCCCGACCCGCGCCACCTGGCTGCTGGACTTTGAAAACGAGCTGACCAGCTTCCCCACCAAGGGCGTGCACGACGACCAGGTGGACAGCGTGAGCCAGTTCCTCATGTGGCTGCGGACCTTCCCGCTTACCCACATCCCGCAGGTGGCCAGCGCCGGCACCCGCATGGGCCTGACCAGCGAGGGCACCGCCGCGCCGGGCGCCCTGAGCGAGAAGCGCGAAACCAGGGATGCGGCCAGCCGCACCCGAACCCCCAAACCGCGATCGCGTACAGTTCGCCGCGGACCCGCAGGAACCGAAGGATTCTAGAAATGGCCGACCAACTGCCCACCCCCAAGCGCCCATCCCCCGCTGAATTCGCCAAGTCGCGCCAGATCGGTGTACCGGTCGGCGGCCGGTTCGTGGAGCTGCTGCAGCCCACCGACTCGGTGCTGATCGCCAAGGGCGGCAAAGACCTGAAGATTTACCGGGAGACGCTGCGCGACGACCAGTGCGCCGCCACGTTCAACGATCGCCGCCTGGCGGTGACGTCAAAGGAGTGGGTAGTGGATGCCGCCAGCGAGGATCCGCTGGACGTCGCCGCGGCCGACTTCATCCGCGAGGAGCTGACCAGGATCGGCTGGGATTCCGTCACCGATAAAATGCTCTACGCGCGCTGGTACGGCCATTCGGTGGCCGAATGCCTGTACCGCATCGATGGCAACCTGGTGCGCCTGGACAAGATCAAGGTACGGGACCGCGGCCGCTTCCTGTACGACACCGAGGGCGGCATCTGGCTGCTGGGCGATCGCGGGCAGTGGGAGCCGATGCCCGAGCGCAAGTTCTGGCACGTCGCTGTCGGCGCAGATAACGATGATGAGCCCTACGGCCTGGGCCTGGCCCATTACTGCTACTGGCCGGTGTTCTTCAAGCGCAACGGCCTGAAGTTCTGGCTGGTGTTCATCGAGAAATTCGGCGCGCCCACGGCGATCGGCAAGGTGCCCGGCGGCAAATGGGATGATGAGGCGCTGAAGGAGGCCGTACTGGAGGCGCTCCTGCAGTTCAGCACCGAGGCCGCAATTGTGGTGCCCGAGGAAACCACCGTGGAGCTGCTGGAGGCCACGCGATCGGGGACGGCGACCTACGGCGACCTGTACGACAAGATGGACGCCGCACTGGCCAAGCTGATTATTGGCCAGACCGCCAGCAGCCAGGGCACGCCCGGCCGGCTCGGCAACGAGGAGCTGCAGGCCGAGGTGCGCAGCGACCTGGTGAAGGCCGACGCCGACCTGATTACCGACAGTTTCAATCGCCAGGTGTGCGCCTGGCTCACCGAGTGGAATTTCCCTGGTGCGAAGCCGCCGCGCGTGTGGCGCAAGGTCGAGCCCGAGGAAGACCTGGGCAAGGCCGCTGCCACTGACAAGGCCATCAAAGAGCTGGGGTTTCAGCCGTCTGAGGAGTACATCAAGCAGCGCTATGGCGAGCATTGGGAAAAGGCCGAGCCGCTGAACCTGGGCGCCGGCGGATCCTTCGCCGCGCAGCCTGGCCCGATCGGTGCCGCGGCGGACTTCGCCGAGCTGGGCGCGGTGGCCATCCTGAAGGCCGGCAAGCGCGCAGACCAGCAGTCCATGAAGGAGGCGGCCGAGTTCCTGGCCAACCGCGGCGGCCTGGTCGGCGCGCGCGTGGCGCAGATCCTGGCGTACTCCCAGGGCGAGGGCGTCGACTACGCCGACATGGCCGGCGAGCTGCAGCGCCTGGCCCAGCAGCTGCCGGACAACGACGGCGTGCTGGAAATGCGCAATGCCACGTTCTTTGCCCGCCTGCTGGCCAGGTTCCGGGGCAACGCATGAACCTGGCCCGCCAGGTGCTGGAGTTCGTGGACGTGCCCACCGGCGCGTCCTGGATGCTGTCGCCTGAGCAGGCCGTGGAGTACTTCCGCAACCGCGGCCTGCAACCGACGTTCAACTGGTACGAAATGCTGGGCGAGGAACACGCCCGAGCGTTCACCGTGGCCAAGCTGACCGACACCGACCTGCTGGCGTTCGTGCAGCAGTCCCTCGACCAGGCGCTGGCCAACGGCGTGCCGTTCAAGGCGTGGGCCGAGCAGCTGGCGCCGGCGCTGCAGGAGCGCGGCTGGTGGGGGCGGCGCGACGTCGTTGCACCAGGTGGGAACCCGGTCAACGTACAGCTGGGTTCGCCGGCGCGCCTGCAGACCATCTACCGCAGCAACGTGCAGAGCGCCTACGCCGCCGGCGCCTGGGATGCGATCGCCGACCAGGCCGAGCTGGCGCCCTACCTGCTGTACGACGCCGTGGACGATGGCCGCACGCGGCCCGAACACAAGGCCTGGGACGGCACGGTGCTGCCCGTTGGCCATGTGTGGTGGCAGACGCACTACCCGCCCAACGGGTGGAATTGCCGGTGTAGCGTCATCCAGCTGTCGGCCGACGACCTGGCCGACATGGGCCTGCAGGTGTCGAAGGCGCCGGCATCGCCGACCGTGCCCTGGACGAACCCGAACACCGGCAAGGTGGAGCGGATCCCCGAAGGCATCGACCCTGGCTGGCAAACCAACGTCGGCGAGGCCCGCAACCGCGCGCTGGCCAAGGCCGTGAAGGAGAAGCTGCAGGGATACCCGCCGGCGCTGCAGGGCCCAGCTGCCAAGGGCCTGGAGGCGGCAGCGGCCGCCGGCAAGCAGGCCGCGGCACAGTCCGGCGCCAGCACCAGCACCGGACTGGCCGCCAGCGGGTTGGCCAAGGGCACCAGCAGGGCGGCCGAGCGATCGGCCCAGCGCAAGATCATGGCCGCCCTGGACGAAAACACGCCGTACCTGGCGCCGGCGCTGCGCAACCTGCAGGCGACCGACAAGGGCAAGGCGCTGCCGGCATCGCAGCAGCTGCTGCAGGCCCAGGCCCAGGCCGACCGCCTGCAGGCGTCTGCAGGCCTGCAGGCCTACCGCAAGGCGCTGCTGGCCGACCGCAAGCCCAGCGCGCGCGCACAGGCCGCTTTCGATGCCCTGCCGGATGAGGCGAAGGCCGCCCTACGGTCGACCATCGACGCGCAGCGGGCCGACAGCGCGCTGCAGGCGGCCGCGCGGGCCGAGCTGGAGGATATCCGCGGCATGGCCCTGCAAAGCCCGCAGCGGGCCGTCCTGGAGGCCGTGGAGGCATACGCCGGTGATGCCAAGCCCAGCGAGCTGCTGGCCGCGGTCATGGTCGAGCTGCGCACGGCCGAGTCGCGCCAGGCGCTGGCCGCCGCGCTGCTGCAGGAGCTGCGCGCCGAGCTGAAGGCCGCCGGCGTCGACCTGCCCGAGGAGCAGCTGCAGGCGCTGGTCGCGCGGATCCGCGCAGGCCGTGGCCTGGTGTAGCCGCACTGGTCCACTTTCGCCCACGAAAAAAGCCCCGGGAATCCGGGGCTTGCGCGTTGAGTGGACCAGGTGGTGCAGCAGCTGCAGGTTTTAGGCCAGCAGCCCCTTGGCCCAGGCCTTGACCTTGCGGGCGGTGCCCTTGCGCGTGGCGCTGTCGTTGCTGCACTGCAGGTAGCCGTCCATGCGGCCGCACAGCTGGTCGACGGCACGCACCAGGGCATCGCGCCTGCTGTCCCCGCGGTCGGCCCTGTCCAGCACCAGCGGCGACGACGCGCCGCAGTCGCCCAGGTGGTACGACGTGGCGAAGATCCAACCGAACGCCGGCACATGTACCAGGTCGATTTCGGCCACGGGCATGGCGAAGCGGCCAGGGCTGTCCAGGGTCAGGGTTTCGTCGGGCTCAAACACGCCGTACCGGTTCGGTACCGGCGGCGCACCCAGGGCGCGGTGTTCGCGCTCGGTGAACAGGTCGAGCTGGTCCAGGGTCATGGCAAGTACTCCGGCGCGCCCTGGGCGCGGCACATGTCGCAGGTGCGGGTGCGCTCGATCGTTCGCCAGGCTCGGCCACCCAGGATGGGCTGCTGCCGCGTTTCCACCATGCAGTCGCCGCATGGCCACAGATCCGCCGGCGAACTACCAGTGGCCATGCCGGTGTCGATGAATGCCCGCTCGCGCACCTGGTCGGCCTGCTGCTGTGCCTGGTACCGCAGCCCAGCGGCGAACGCCACGCCGGCGGGGCCCAGGTTCGTGGTGACACCGCCGGGGCCAATCAGCAGCACGCGGGCAGTGCCGCGGTACGCGCTGGCCAGGTTGTTCAGGGCGGTTTTCACCTGTGCCATTTCGTCGTCCATCCCGCGCACGCGCCATTCGGTGTTGAGCGTGTTCCACTTCGCCACCATGCGCAGCAGCGCGCGCTGCCTGGCCGCCTCAAACTTCGCCCGTTCGCGCTCGCGGCGCATCCGGCGGTTCACAGCACCACCCCGGCACGCGGCCGCGGCGTGGTGTCGACCAGGCCGAGCAGCTGGAAATCGACCTGGTCGACCGCCCACCGCACCTGCGCCCTGCAGGCGAGCAGCTGCAGGGCCAGCACCGTGCGCGGGTGCCGATGCCTGGCCAGCTCGCGCACTGGCAGTTCACGGGCGTGCATGTGGCTTCGCCCGGTGCTGTCGCGCTTGAACGCGCGCACGGTGATGACGTCCGGCGTGACCGTGCGCGACCAGGCTACGCCGCGGCCCTTGCACGGGCGGTTCGTGGTCGGCAGCGCCTTCATGCAGCACCCCCGATCGTGCCGGCGGCGATCGCAGCCAGGCCAGCCAGGAGCGCCAGCACGCCCAGCGCCAGGCCGGCGTTGCGCAGGTATCGATCGGTGCGGGCGTGGCGCTCGATGCGCTGGGCCATGACCTGGTCGGCGGCCTGGCGGCCCATGTCTTCCACTCGGTACCGGATTGCGGCCATGCGCGTTTGGAACAGGCGGCGGCGCATGGCCAGCTCCGTCTGCGGCCGGATCACGCACCGGCACTGCAGGAACGGCAACGGCGCCGGCGGCTCCGGCGGTCCCAATCGCTTCAGCTGCTGGCCAACGGCGTGCCAGCGCGCTTGCTGTTCCGGGGTCATATGGTGTTCTGCCATTGGTCATTCTCCAGTGAGGCGGACGGTTACATAGAGCTGGCCGGCGCTGTCGGTGGCCACGCGGATTTCCAGGCGCTGCAGGTCGGCCGAGTTCACCCCGGGCACATGCAGCGGCACAGCATCGGGCACGCGCTTGCCCTTGGCGGTGGCGGCGTAGCGGTTCATCTGCTGCGCGGCAATGCGCCAGAGCGAGTGCTGGCGTTCGCCCTGGCGCCGCATTTCCGCCGGCGGCAGCATGGCGCTGACCTTGCCCCGCGGGCCGATGACCGCTTCCCAGGCGCCGATCGTGAGGAAACACGGAAACTGGAAGCCGTGCCAGTTGGCCATCAGCGTGCAGTCGACCAGGTCACCGGCGGCCACCAGCTCGGCCAGCGATCGCGGCCTGGCCATGTCCTGCAGGAAGGTTTTGGGGTCAAACGTCGCCACGGTGCACCCCCAGGCCCAGGCGCTTGGCCAGCGCGCGCAGGCGCTGCCAGACGGTGGGCGGTTTTCTCGACATGATCCGAGGCGCCACCGGTACCGGACGCTGGGCCAGCTGTTGGTTGGCCCATGCCTCGCTGCGGTTGCGCCGGCTCACTCGCCACCCCCGAGCTTTTCAGCCACCACGGCCAGGGCGCCGCATGCCTTGCCGGCCTTCAGGGGGTTGAGTCGAAGGCCACGCCCGGCCCTGGACAGCTGCACCTGGGCGTCATGCAGCGCGCGCTGCAGCTCGGCCATCAGATCCTGCGGTACCGCCACGAACGCCGGCAGGGGCTGCGCGCTTTCCGGCCTGAAGCGCTCGCGCGACAGGTACATGGTGGCGCTGTAAACGTCGTGGGTGACGCCGCCGCCAGTGGCGCACCGCGGCAGCACCGCATCGGGCAGCGCCTGCCAATCCTCGATGCCGATGCGCAGCAGGGGAAGCGGTGCCGGTACCGGCGGATCCTGGACGCAGGCGCTGCACAGCTCCACGTCGACCCAATGGCAACCGCCTGGGCACGCCTGGGTGTCGGTGCAGCCGCAGCCGCGGCAGCGCCAGCCTATGGTGTCGGTCGGATGCGGCGCGCTCACTTGCCCACCACCTGCAGGCCAATGCCCACCAGGAAGAAACCAACGATCACGGCGGCGCCGAACGCGGCATCGGCTTGCGTCTGCAGATCCAGGCCGCGGTACCAGCGGACGATGGCGCGCAGCCTGGCGCGCTTGGCGAAGAAAGAGGGCGGGCGGCGGACAGCTTGCGGGTGCATGGGATTCACTCCTGGGGCAGTTGGTCGATGAGTGCCTGCACCTGTTCGGCGCGGCGTTGGTACTCGGCGGATCGGGCCATGTTGCGTTCGCGCTCGGTGCCTGGAATGCGCTTGTCGCGGCGCTCGGCGGTGGCCTTGGCCTGGATGGCCAGGGCGGCCCAGCAGTCGCGGCCGCCTTCCAGCGCGCGCCGCAGCAGCTTGTCCTGGGATCCGGTCAGGGTAAGCGTCACCTGGCCGCCCTGCATGCTGGCGGGCCGGGCCATCACAGCAGCCCCAGCACGGCCCTGCAGGCGGCCGCGATCGACACCAGGTCGACCACGGCCAGCAGGGCCACCAGCGGCGCGCGGGTGCGCGCCTCGACGTGGCGGCGGTTCATCAGTTCGTCCCGTAGCGGTAGGCGCGGCGGGCATCGCCGCGTTCGGCCTGCAGGGCGTCGTAGACGTCGGCAATGCGGACCATCACCGGCTCGCGCATGTCCAGACTCGGGCGGTAGCCGGCGTGCGCGTCCAGCATTTCCTGCATGGACTTGAACGCGGTGTGATACGCCACCTGCAGGTCGACGTAACCCGACGACAGGGCGCTGCTGTGCAGCCAGTTGTTGTCGTCGCACAGCACCGAGTCGGTGTTCCGCTGGACATGCTGCAGATATGCCTCGCCGTAGGCATAGGCCACGCTGCGGTCGATGATGCCGGCGTGTTCGCGGGCACCCATGCTGCCCAGGAACGGGATGATGCCAAGCAGGGTTTCGTTGGCCAGGCGGCGGGCGTGGTTGCCCAGCTCGCCGGCCTGCGCCTGGTTCATGTCAGCGAATGCGACTTCGCGGACGTCGGCGGCCAGCGGGGCGAGGGTCGAGGCGAAAGCGGTCATGGGTATTGCTCCTGGGAATTGGGTAAGGGTTACAGCTCAAACGCGACGTTAAAGGCGTGCAGTTCGTCGCCCTGATCGCTCACGACCTTGCCCAGGTACAGCGGTTCGTCGGAGGTGGCATGCACGATCACTTCCGGGTCGATCACGCCTTCAGACACAGCCCAATCGCGCACATGGGTGCGCACAGCTTCAGCTGACATGCTGCCGTAGTTCGCACGGTTCAGGAAAATCTGGCCATCGCGGGCAATCTGCGCGGAATCGGTGCGGAGGACGGATGCGTACATGGGTTTTGCTCCTGGGAATGCGGCCGGGCGTGGCCGTGAATTGAATGCTACACAGAGTAGCGAGGCGATGCAACAAGTATCGATGCGTCCCGTGGGGATGATATCGCCGGCCCCGTCGATCGGTGCGGGAGGCCGCACCTACCCCCCTTCGCCCTGGGCCCGTACATTTCGCACCGTCCCCAGGAGCGCGAGCCCACCAAGATGCCCACCGATCGCAAGCCCATGAAGTCTTTCAAGATTTTTCGCCCCGGTAAGCACACCGCATCGTGCGGCACCGTGGTGGAGTTCACCGAGCAGCAGCTGCTGGATGCGGTGAAGGTGTACGACCCCGGCCTGTACGCCACCCCGCTGGTGATCGGCCACCCCAAGCAGGAGGATCGCGCCTATGGCTGGGCCGCCAGCCTGTCCTACAGCGACGGTCACCTGTGGGTGAACCCGGAGCATGTGGAACCGCAGTTCGCCGAGCTGGTGGAAAACAAGGCGTTCCGCAACCGCAGCGCGTCCTGGTACATGCCCGACCACCCGAACAACCCATCCCCGGGCAACCTGTACCCCAAGCACATCGGATTCCTGGGCGCGGTGCCGCCGGCGCTGAAGGGCCTGGGTGATATCCAGTTCAACGAGCAGGCCAGCCCCGTGGACTTCGCCGAGGATCCGCACCCGGAGCTGCTGCTGGAGTTCGCCGACATGACCGCGGATGACCGCTGGTCGATGGCCAGCGCGCTGGCCAGCGTGGGCCGCACCCTGCGCACGGTGAAAAACTTCCTGATCGCGGAAAAGGGCCAGGAGGAGGCCGACCGCATCCTGCCCGAATGGGAGGTGGAAGACCCCACCCGCCAGTCGGTGCGAATGGAGGAGCGCGCGCGCGCTGAGGCGGAAAGCCGCAGCCCGTCCTATACCGAACCCGCCGGCAAGACCGGCCCCCAGGTCACCACGACCGACACCACCGGAGACAGCACCATGACCCCTGCCGAAATCGAAGCCATGAAGAAGGAAAACGAGCGCCTGGCCGCGAGCAATCGTGAGTTCAGCGAGCGCGAGGAGAACATCCGCAAGGCCGAATCCGAGGCCAAGCTGGCGCGCATCAACGCTGCCCTGCAGCCGCATGTGGACGCTGGCCGCCTGCTGCCGGCGCAGCGCCCGCAGGTCGCCGCCTTCATGGCCACCCTTGACGATTCGGCCCAGGTGGTCGAGTTCGGCGAGGCCGCCGAAGGCCAGCAGGCGCCGAAGCTGTCGCCGTATGCCTTCATGGACGCTTTCCTGGGCAAGCTGCCCAAGGCCGTGGACTTCAAGGAACGCTCCAACGCCAACACCGGCGGCAAGGGCACCATCAGCCAGCGCGAGTACGCCGAGAAGATCACCGCCAAGGTGAACGAAGCCAAGGCCAATGGCGTTGAGCTGTCGTTTGCCGCGGCATCCCTGCAGGTGGCCGCGGACTTTGAAGTGGTCGCCCAGGACGGCACCCCGAACGTGTGACCAGGTAGAACCCGGCACATCCCCGCAGTACCAACCCAAGCAGAGAAACGAGGTTCTACCAATGACCAGCATGCGCACTGACGGACTCATCAAGTCTTACACCGCCGATGCCGCGATTGCGCCGCATCGCATCGTCAAGGCCGGTTCCACCGACTCCAACACCGCCCAGGCCGCCGCTGCCACCGACGCCATCATGGGCGTGCATGGCTCGCTGCCGGCGGTCGCCGGCGACGTGACGGATACCGTTGTGAGCGGCTACGCCACCGTGGAATACGGCGGCGCCGTGACCCGCGGCCAGCCGCTGACGTCGGACGCCCAGGGCCGCGCGATCGCGGCCACCGCCGCCGGCCAGCGCCTGGTCGGCTTCGCCGTCCTGTCGGGCGTCGTCGGCGACCTGGGCACTGTCCACGTCACCCTGGGTATCAACGCCGTCGCCGGCGCCTGATCCTGGTTGATCCAGCCCGAAATGCAGTAACCCCTCAACCCGATTAGAGGATAGAAACCATGCAGCGCCCCTACCCCAACGACGTCCGCCTGACCGGCCTGACGATCGCCTACCGCAACCCGGATTTCATCGCCGATCGCGTCATGCCGCGCGTCGAGGTTCCCACGTCGTCTTTCAAGTGGGACGAATGGGACTTCGCCGAGGGCCTGGCCCTGCCGGTCACCAAGGTGGGCCGCAAGGGCCGCCCGACCGAGGTTGAGTTCAGCTCGGTGCAGCGTGATGGCTCGGTCGAGGATCACGGCCTGGATGACGTGATCCCGCTGGACGATATCAACGACATTCCGCCGGGCTCGACGCTGGACCCGCTGGGCCGTGCCACCGAAGGCCTTACCGACCTGATCGCCCTGGGCCGCGAAATCCGCGTGGCTGGCCTGTCGCGCGATCCGGCCAACTACAACCACCATGAAGTGGTGGCCGCCGGCGACCGCTGGACCGACCCGAACAGCGACCCGTCCGTGCAGATCCTGGACGCCATCAGCACCCCGCTGGTGCGCCCGAACGTCGCCGTTACTTCGCTGGGTGTGCTGAACATCCTGCGCAAGAATGTGGCCATCGTTTCGGCCATCACCGGCAACACCAGCGGCCGCGGCATCGTGAGCGCCCAGCAGCTGGCCGCCTACTTCGAGCTGGAGGCCATCGAGATTGGCCAGGCCTACGCGAACACCGCCAAGCCGGGCCAGACGCCGGTGTATTCGCGCGTGTGGGGCAACGACTTCAGCCTGATTCGCCGCGGCCGCAACCTGGGCCTGCGCGGCGTCACTGAACCGTCCTGGGGCATGACCGCCGAGTGGGGCACCCGCGTGGCCAAGCAGATCCCGGAGCCGAAGACCGGCCTTCGCGGTGCCGTGCGCGTGCGTGTCGGCGAGTCGGTGGGCGAGGTCATCCAGTCCAAGGAAGCCGGCTACCTGCTGCAGGGCGTGATCGGCTGAACCCAGCCAGCGTGAAAGCGCCCAGGGCAACCTGGGCGCCGTAGTTCCAACCGAAGTACTCCACCGCAACCAGCGAGGAAACAACCGTGGCCAAGACCACCACCACCAAGCCCGCCAAGCCCGCCGCCAAGCCGAAGGCTGCGCCGAAGACCACCGCCAAGGCTGGCGACAACGCCCACACCCAGGCCATCGACCAGGCCGCCCTGGAAGGCGCCACCGGCGGCCATGCCAAGGCCGATGCGGTCAAGACCCTGGCCAAGGCTGCGCAGGAACGCGCCGCCGGCGACGTCCAGGAAACCCGTTTCGCCGTGGCCAAGGGCCAGTCCATCCGCAAGGGCGGCGTCACCTACCGCGGCGACCTGGGCGATTTCATCGACCTGGGCCCGGCTGACGCCGAGCGCTTCCTGGCCAGTGGCCATGTGATCGAGCTGGACGACGTCGAGGAAGACGACGGCGAAGGCGAAGACGACGGCAACACCCCGCCGCAGGATCCGGCCGGTACCGCCGGCGCCGGCGCCGACGAAACCAAGTAACCGCAGCAACTGAGGGCACGCCCACATGGCCTACATCACCGCCACCGACTACGCCGAACGCTTCACCCAGCGCGAGCTGCAGCAGCTGCTGCAGACCGCCGGCGGATCCCTGAAGCTGGACGCCGCGGCATCGGACGCCACCGAGACGGTGGACAGCTACCTGGCGGCCATCCCTGGGCGTGCCTTCACCCTTCCCCTGACCGTGCCGCCCGCCAAGATCAAGGGCGTCACGGCCGATATCGCCCGCTACGAGCTGTGGGCGCAGAGCGCCAGCGAGGAAGTGCAGCGCCGCTACGACCAGGCGATTTCCTACCTGAAAGACCTGGTAGCCGGAAAGGCGCGCCTGGTGGTCGATGAGGAAACCCCGGTGGACAACACCGGAAACCCGATCTACCGCGTGGGCTACCGCACGAACGGCCGCACCTTCACCGACTGCAGCCTGCGCGATTTCGTAGGCGTGCCGGGCGAGCGCGGCGGCAGGTGGCGCCGTGGTTAAGTTCCAGCTCCTGGCCGACCAGGTCGAGGCGCGCCTGCGGCAGCTGTCGAGCGACAGCCCCGAGGTGCGCCGCGCCGTTGATGCCTTCGCCCGCGTCCTGCGCACCCGGATCCAGATGGGGTTCCGCACCGGCCGGTCGCCGAGCGGCGCCGCCTGGAAGCCGCTTAACCCGTTCTTCCGCGTTGGCCAGCCACTGCGCGACACCGGCCGCCTGTACGGCTCGATCCAGGCGCGCCGCGTGGGTGACGCGGTCCTGGTCGGCACGAACCTGCGCACGCCGGACGGCCATCACAGCCTGGGCGCTATCCACCAGTTCGGTGCCGTTGTCGAGCCCAGGGAAGGGCCGGGGCAGACCTACCGCGGCCGCCTGCTGGGCCCAATCCCCACCGCAGATAAGGGGTTCGTTTTCTTGAAACGCGCCGTGATCCCCGCGCGTCCGTTCATGCCGATGGACGCAACCGGCCGCGTCAACCTTCCGCCGTCCTGGGCGCAGTCCGCGCTGCAGGCAATGGCCCGAGCCCTGGAGCTTCCCGCATGAGTGTTGCCGCCATCAGCAAGGCCCTGCAGGCGCGCCTGCGCCAGGTGCTGATCGATGCCCCTACCGCCGCCGGCCAGCCGGCCCTGGCCGAAACCGTCTACAGCGCGCGCGAGTACGACGCGGTGGCCGAGAACAACATGCTTTGCCCGTCCGTGGCCGTCATCTACAGCGGGTACACCCCGATCCAGCGCCCTGGCCAGGCCGCCAACCAGGCCAACCGGCAGCAGGTGGGTTTCCAGTTCCTGGTAGTGCTCAACGTCTCCAGCGCCTACGACACCGCCACCGCTGAAGGCATCCAGGACGAAGTTTCACCGTTGTTCGATGCGGTGCTAAAGGCCCTGCTGGGTTTCCGGCCCCTGCAGGGCTTCCTGCCCATGACGCTGGATCCCGCCCCGGGCGCTGCCGTTTCGTCGGCAGGGTTCGGTTACTACCCAATCGCTTTCACCACCGCCGCAAGCTACGTCGGCACCCCCTGATCGGAGATACACATGCGCACTGATTATTCCTACATCGGCTCCGGCCGTATCCTGGTCCGCCGCCGGAACGTCGCCGGCGCCGGCTTTGTCGAAATGGGCAACTGCAGCGCCCTGGCCCTGGCCGTTGAATCGGAGGTCAAGCAGCTGCGCGACTTCCGCGCCCCGGGCGGTGGCACCTACAACCGCGTTGACCGCATCACCGCGGTGAATGTCTCGCTGACCGCGCACGACCTGTCGCCGCTCAACCTGTCGCTGGCGCTGTACGGCACCACCACCGCCGTGACCGGCGGCCCGGTGACCGACGAAAACGCCGTGGCCACCAAGGGCAGCTATGTGGGCCTGGCTGGCCAGCCGTCCGCCATCACCAGCGTGTCGCCGGCGAGCGGTTCCGGTACCGACCCGTATGTGGCCGGTGTCGATTACGTGTTCCAGCACGGCGGCCTGTGGATCCCCGAGGCGTCGGCCATCCCGGCAGCGACCGGTAACACGCCGAACATCAAAGTCACCTACGCGCAGAAGAAGGGCAACCTGGTACAGGCGTTGATGACGGCCGCCCCCGAGCTGGAGTTCATGTTCCTGGGCCTGAACGAAGCGGACAGCGGCAGCGCCGTGACCGTCAACCTGTGGCGCGCGAAGCTCGGCCCGGCGCAGTCCATCCCGCTGATCGGCGACGACTACGCCGCCCTGGAAATGACCGGCGCGGCGATGGCCGATGCCAGCCGTCCGGCCGGCACGTCGCAGTACTTCCAGACGTTCATCGAAGACACCACCGCGTAAGCACCTGGTGCACGCCGGCGCGAATGTTCCGGCGTGCACCATCACCGTTCCACCCGATCCACTGACCCCCAGGCCTGGAAGGAGGCCCACACCATGAGCAAGCGCCATCAGCAGCAGATCCCCAATGCAGCCCAGGACGTCCAGCGCGACGTCGACCAGCTGGCCAGCGGCAGCGGCGAGCCCGTCACCGTCGAGCTGGGCCAGTACACGTTCACCGTTCGCCCGCTGAAGATGCGGCAGGTGTTCCCGTTCCTGAAGCTGGTACGACCCATTTTCGCCACCCTGTCCAAGGCGCCCACCAGCGCCGGTGCGGGCCTTCCCCCGTCCGCCGCTACCCCTGGGCAGGGTGGCACCCCGAAAGACGCACAGCCGGCCGCACAGGCCGCCGAATCGCTGCCGCCGCACGTCCAGAACGTCCTGAACGATGGCGACTGGCTTATTTCCGTGCTGGAAGAACACGGCCCCAGCGTGCTGAAGGCCCTGGCCTGCGCCCTGGACACCAACCACAACGAGGACACCCAGCGGCAGCTGCTGCAGCAGTTCGATGACCTGGAGCTGGTCAGCGTGCTGGTGCTGGTGAAGCACGTTGTCGTGGTCAACGCCGGTTTTTTCGTGGCCCAGGGCTTGACCCTGGGCCGAAACGGCGGGCTCGGCGGACTGCTGACGCGCTGACAGAGGCGACATGGTTGTGGTCGGACACGCTGCAGCAGCTGTACGACCACGGCCACCCGCCTGATCGAGTCGACGGCTACACGCTCGACCAGGTGCACGCCTTCAGTGCCGCAATCGATCGCGCAAGGAAGCGCGATCAAACAGCGTTGGCCATCCTGCTGCGCGCGGCCCAGCACTACGAATCGAAAGACTTTGAAAAGCTAATCACAGGGAGCCCGCAGCAATGAGCAGCACCGAGCTGGAAATCCGAGTAACCGCCCAGCTGTCAGAAATCAGGGCGGCGCTCGCCCAGCTCTCCGGGCAGTTCCAACAGGTCAACACGAAGGCGCAGCAGTCGGCCAACGGCGCCAACGCGCTTACCAGCAGCTTGAACCGGACCACGGCCGCGGCACGGCAGACTGCCACCGCGGCCGAATCCGTGCGGTCCAGCATCGCCGGCGCGGTCACCCAGGCCCGGCTCCTGGTCGCCGGCATCGGCGTGCTGGGCGCCATCAAGGCCCTGGTCAACTACGCCGACACCGCCACCCGCCTGCGCGGCCAGCTGACCCTGGCCACCAAGAGCCAGGAGGAGTTCAACCGCGCCCAGGCGCAGACGTTCGTGATCGCCCAGCGCACCAGGCAGAGCCTGGAGGGCACCGTAAACCTGTACGCCCGCATTGCCCGCGCCGGCCGCACTACCCAGCAGCAGACCCTGGGCCTGACCGAGGCGATTAACCAGGCGGTGGCGCTTTCGTTCACCACCGCGCAGGCCGGCGAGGCCGCGTTGTTCCAGCTCGGCCAGGGCCTGGCCAGCGGCCAGCTGCGCGGCGAGGAGCTGAATTCGGTACTGGAGCAGACGCCGCGCCTTGCGTCGGCGATCGCCGAAGGCCTGGTGAAGCTGGGCCAGATCAAGACCACCGACCAGCTGCGCAAGTTCGCCGCGGACGGCAAGCTCACCAGCGACCTGGTGGTGCAGGCCATCCAGACCCAGCAGCAGACGCTGCGCGATGAGTTCGCCAAGCTGCCGCCCACCGTGTCGGATGCCTTCACGTCGCTGCGCAACGCGGTAATCAAGTTCGTGGGCGACACCGACAGCGCGCACGGCGCCAGCCGGCAGCTGGCCGATGCCATCCTGGCGCTGGCCAACAACCTGCAGCTGGTGGCCAACCTGCTGCTGACCGGCGCAAAGCTGTGGGTTACCTGGTACGCGGCATTCCGCCTGGTGCCGGCGATCGTCGCCGGCGCCGCTGCCGCCTTCACCGCGCTGCGCACGTCCATTGCCCTGAACACCCCGGCCATGCGCGCTTTCCAGGTGCAGGCCCTGGCGCTGACGACCACGATCAACGGCACCACCACTGCGGTAAACGCCTTCAGCCTGTCCATGAACGGATCCGCCCTGGCGGCGGCTGGCTGGGCCACAAAGCTGAAGGCGGCGGCCGCGGTCGCCTTCGCGGCGTTCACCGGCTGGGAAATCGGCACCTACCTGTCCAATGAGTTCGTAGTGGTGCGCCAGGCGGGCGTGGCGCTGACTGCAGGCCTGACCAAGGCGGCGAACATCATCAAAAACAGCTTCATTGTGACCTGGGCCACCCTGAAGGCTGGCGCCCTGGGCGCGTTCAACGAGGTGGCCACGCGGGTGGCCAGTTTTTACGACAGTATCCAGGGCCTGCAGCGCGCGGTGCCGCTGGTCGGCGACAAGCTGGCCAACGCATCGGCGCGGGTGTCCCAGGCGCTGCGCGATTCGGTGGTGGCCACCGAGACGATGGAAGACGCCTACAAGCGCACGACCGCCACGGCCCAGGCCGAGCTGGCGCAGATCGATTCGGCGTACTTCGACCTTTTCGAGCTGGCAGGCCAGGCCAACAAGGCCGCCGAGGACACCCTGGACGGCGACGCGAGCGGCGGCGGTACCGCCAAGGGCGCCAAGGCTGCAGCCGACCAGTTCAAGCTGCTGAAGGATGCGGCCGAGCGCGCGCTGGTGGTGCTGCAGCAGCGCTACGACGACTGGCAGGTATCCACCCGCGAGTACTACGCGGAAAAAACGCGCCTGCAGCAGGCCAGCATTGATGCCGACATTGCCGAGGCACGCGCCCGCGCTGCCACCGCCACGACCGACCAGGCACGCAAGGCGGCGCTCACCGATATCATCATCCTGGAGCGCGCACGCCGGAACCTGGCCCAGGACAACGCGCGCGAGCAGCGCCTGGCGCTGGAGGAAATCAGCAAAGAGCTGGGCGCGGTGCAGATCCGCATCCTGCAGGCGATGGGGCAGACCGGAAAGGCGACCACCGCCCAGCTGGAAAGCGAGTTCCTGGAGCTGAAATCACGGTTGATGGCCAACGCCGACCAGGACGGAATCGACCTGGTAAACAAGCTGATCGACATGGAGACATTCAAGGCTCGCCTTGATGAGGTCGACCAGCGTGTGCAGCAGACCGTGCAGCGCTTCCAGCAGACCGAAACCGCCGTGGGCGCCCAGGTCGATGCCGGCATTCTCGGCAAGGATGACGGATCCGCGCGCGTGCAGGCCCAGCGGGAAACCGCGCTGGCCACCCTGGTCAAGATGCGCGACGAATACCAGGCGATCGCCGTTGCCGCACGCCAGGCCAATGACGCCATGAGCGAGCAGCGCGCGGTCGACTCGCTGCAGGAAATCAACGGCCAGATCGCGCAGATGGCCATCAACACCGACAGCCTGGGCTACAAGGCAACCCAGGTGCTGAAGGGGTCCGTAACGCAGCTGTTCACCGACCTGGCCAGCGGCACCAAGAGCGCCGGCGAGTCGCTGCGGGATTTCGTGGTCAACTTCGCCCGGGGCATGGCGCAGATTGCTGCCGATGCGCTGGCCACCTACCTGGTGCTGCAGCTGCTGGACGCCATCTATCCGGGCCTGGGCAAGATGACGGCGGCCGTTGCTGGCAACGTCAAGCACTCGGGTGGCGTGGTCGGCGAGGGTGGCCACACGCGCCAGCTGCCTGCCTACCTGTGGTCGGCAGCGCCGCGGTACCACACCGGCGGCGTGGCCGGCCTGGCCCCGGACGAAGTGCCGGCGGTCCTGCAGAAAGGCGAGGAGGTCATCACGCGAATGGATCCGCGGCACCGCCTCAACGGCGGCAGGGACGGGGAGCCCGGCAGCGACGGCGCAACGCGCATCGTCCTGGTGGATGATTCCCGCTCGGCTGAAAAATTCCTGGAAAGCGCTGCAGGCGAACGCATCGTGGTGCGTCACATGCAGCGGAACCGACTCACGAACGCAAACAAGGGGTAAGCAATGACCTGGGCAACCGGCGTGGCCACCGGCTACATCAACTTCATGGACCAGCTGCAGGCGCTGCTGTGCGATACCGGGCATGCGTTCGGCCTGGTGTATTCCGGTACCGGCAACGGAACGCTGACCGGCACCACGGGCGTTCCTGGCGGGTACACCGGCGGATCCGCATCAGCCGCCGAAACCTTCACCATCACCGCCACCAGCTCCAGCACGTTCCAGGTGGTGGGCAGTCTCGCCGGCGATATCGGCGTGGCCACTACCGACCAGCCTTTCACCAGCGGCCAGGTGGCATTCCGCATAAACGGCGGCACCACGCCCTTTGCCGTGGGCGATGCGTTCAAGCTGTCGACGTCGCCGCGGTGGTCGCTGGTACGCCGGCACGGGGCGCTGCCGAGCATGCGTTTCTCCGATGGGTTCGCCAACCCGTCCAGGCTGTGGGACAACCAGGCCGGCACCAGCACCAACTACCAGGCGCTGGCGGCCACGCTGCCGGCGAGCGCCGGTTTCTCGATGATCGGCCCGGCGGACGTGCGCCGGGTGAATGTGAGCATCTACGACGCGCCGTCGCGCTATCCAACCGCGTTCCGTGTCGAGTACTCCGACGATGGCCAGGCCTGGCAGGCCGCAGCTACGTTTACCGGCATCCAGTGGGCCAACGCCGGCGAGTCGCGCACGTTCAACGTTCCCAGCGTTGGCCAGCACCTTTACTGGCGCGCGGTGTTCACCGCATCGACCAGCGGCCAGGTGGAAATCACCGAGCTGCGGTTCCTGAAGGGCACCACCGGCGATATTGAGCTGCAGCGCCGGCCAGAGTGGATCGTGTCGGCTCCTGGGAATGATGGGCTCGATGCCATTTTCCTGGGCGTGGAGCTGTACGAGGACGCCGCAGTGGCGGCGCGATCGTTCAATTTCTACCAGTTCCGGGCCTATGACCCGCAGGTGATGGTGCGCAGCCAGGGGGCCAACAGTGGCCTGCGCAACGTCCCGCTGACGTCCAACAATTTCAACTGGTGGGCAGCGGTGAACGGTCGGCGCATCACCGGGGTGGCCAAGATCGGCGCAGTGTACGTGCCGTTCTACCAGGGCCTGGGCAAGCCCTACGAGCTGCCCAGCGTGCACCCGTATCCCGCAATCAACGCCGGTACCGGCAATGACGCCGCCGGCGTGGCCACCAGCACCAGCGCCAATTTCCGCGGCTTCAGCAGCCCGGGGCGCTACGGCATGGTTGCCCGGTACCCGGATGGCGTCTGGCGCCCACACTCCAATCGCTACCTGAGCAGCAACGACACCGGCGACAGCGAGACGCGCGGCAAGGTGTACCCGGCAGCGATCAACAACAGCGGCCGCGAGGCCGATTTCCGCGAAGCCCTGGACGGCACGCGTGTGCTGTACGAAATCGTGCTGACCAGCAACGATCCGCGCCACATGTGGGGCGAGCTGGACGGCTGCTATTTCACCCCCGGTTTCAACCTGGTGCCCGAGACGACCATCCGCATGGATGGCTTCGACCACCTGGTGTTCCAGAACACTTTCCGCAACGCTGCAGCCGACTTCTTCGCCATCCGCCAGGACTGATCCCCCATGAGCTACCAAACCGGCACCGCCCTGGACGTAAACGACCTACTGGACCGCTTCCGCCTGTTCCTGCAGGCGGCAGGCTGGGGCATCGACTATTGGGGCGATCGCCTCAACAGCGCGGGCCAGGGCAAGGCCCTGCAGGTGAACGCTGCAGGCCTGTTCTATTCCTGGTTCAGCGACACCACCACGACCAACAGCGGCCCGTCGATCCAGATTGCCCAGCACACGGCTTTCTCCAACGCCGGCGACACGGTGCAGCCTGGCGTGTCGCCTTATGTGCGTTCCAACCGCCTGACCGCGCCCATGCAGGCTTACCACTTCTTCGCCGGCGAAGCGCCCAGCGGAAAGTACGCCTACATGGTGGTGGAGACGGACCCGGGCACCTACCGCCACCTGGGCATGGGCGTGCTGAAGAAAGTGGGCGCCTACACCGGCGGCCAGTTCGTGTTCGCTTCTAACTGGACCACCCAGGTTAATTCCGGTATCGACCAGCCCGATTCCGTCTACCACGGCGTGCCCTTCGATGACGCCGGGAGCCTGAGCTGGGCCAGCGGAAACGCCACTGTGGTGCGCGCCGACTATGACGGCGTGTCGCCGCGGTACCACGTCGGCGACTACAACGCGGCGCAACCCTTGCGCTGCGGATGGCGACAGGACCAGGCTCAGCGCGGCACCGTGCTGCTGCCCTACCAGTCGGCGGCGAGCATCATCACCGGCCGCGCGCCGCTGATCCCGCTGTGGTGCGCCGTCTCCCGCGGCAGCTCCCTTTGGTCCGATATCGGCTACCCGGTCGACATGCGCCTGGTCCGCCTGGACAACATGGAGCCTGGCCAGGATTACCCACTCGGTACCGACACCTGGCTGGTGTTCCCCGTGGCCAGGAAGAACGGCGCCGCCGGCACGGTCAATTCGGGCGTGTACGGCTACGCCTACCGGCGCGAGGGCTGACCATGTCCTGGGCATTGTGGGCACCGGATCCGCCGAACCCGCTTTCGTGGCAGGTCGGCACGCCGTGGAATGGGCGGGACGCCAGCGTGGCGCGTATGGCGGGCCGCGGCAGTGGCGTGCTGACGCCGCTCGGCCAGTCGCCGATCGCGCCGCCGCAGGCGGCCCTGGCCGGCACCTTCCAGCCGGTTTTCGACCTGGATTTCTACAACCGCCTGCACCTGTCGATCACCACGATGGCCCTGGGCAACGTGGTGGGCGAGCAGCAGCGCACCGTGTCGGTGTGGAACGCCTTTAGCTACGGCGTGCGCCTGGACAGCCTGGTGCTGGCCAACGGCGAGGGCATCGAGCTGGTGGGCCAGGGATCGCCGCCGCTGGCGTTCGGCCCCCTGCAGGAACGTGCCTGGTCGGTGCGTGTGTCGCCCGAGGGTCCGCCGACGATCGATGCGACGGTGTCGTGGAGCTTCGACACCGGAACCACCCTGGTGATGCACATCACCGGCAACCGCGTGAGCCCGTGGACCTGGCGCCCCGATTGGGGCCGCGGCATCGGCGAGTCGCTGGAATGGCTCACCGACGTGATGGAAGCCGAGGAGGGCGACGAACAGCGCGTGGCCAGGCGCCTGACGCCGCGGCAAACCTGGGATTTCACCGCCACCGCCACCGACGTGGAGCGCCAGGCGATGGAGGCCGCCCTGCTGGGCTGGACTGCGCGCGCCTGGGCCCTGCCGCTGTGGCCACACGGCGCCGACCTGCAGGCGACTGCAGCCGCCGGCGATCGCCTCCTGCAGCTGCCGCCAACCATCGGGCGTGAGTTCGTCGCCGGCGGCCTGGCCATGCTGCTGGGCGAGGATGCCTTTACCAGCGAAGTGGTGGAAATCGACCAGGTGCTGGACAGCGGCCTGCAGGTCAAGCGCGACCTGGCCAGGAGCTGGCCAGCTGGCAGCGTGGTGTACCCGGCGAAGTCGGCCCGCATCACAGACGCCGGCGTGGTCCGGTTCACCGGATCCTGCAGCGACGTGTCGGTGACGTTCCAGGTAGCCGCGGCCAACCCCTATCCGGCGATCGACCCGGCCACCATGCCGCAACACCGCGGCCTGCCGGTGCTGGAGGATCGGCCGGACTGGTCCAACGCCCCGCAGCTGTCGCCCGAGCGGCGCCTGGCCATCACCGACAACAACGACGGCGTGCCGCGCTGGGTCGACCGATCCGGCTACCCGACCATGCGCCAGACGCTCCGCTACGCGCCGCTGGGGCGCGCGCAGATCGACAGGCTACGTCGCATCCAGTACTACCTGGCCGGGCAGCAGCGGCCGCTGTGGGTGCCTTCCTACGCCAACGACATGGACCTGCAGGTGCTGGCCGCCCCGGGCGCAACGAACATCGACGTTGCATTCATGGGTTACACCGCATACCTGCGCGGCCTGGTCGGCCGAACGGATATCCGCATCGAGACGTCGGCCGGCATCCAGTATCGCCAGATCACCGGCAGCACCGACCTGGGCAACGGCCGCGAGCGCATCGGCCTGGCTGCGCCGCTGCAGCTGCTGCTGGATCCGGCCGCCGGCGTGCAAATCAGCTTCCTGTCGGTGATGCGCGGGAGTAGCGATCGGATCGAATGGGCGTGGTGGTCCGGTGACATGGGCGGCGACAATGCGCATGCCGATTCACCCATGCCGATGAGGACTTACCGCCATGAGTTTTGATTCCCTGGAGCGCAGCCAGTACCAGGGCCGCAAGGTCTACACCTACACCTGGGCGCGCGGGGGCAACGTGTACCGCTACACCAACGCCGACCAGGATTTGGTCCTGCAGTTCCAGACCTACAAGGCCAGCGGCACGATGCGACACGGCCCCATCGAACAGGGCGGCGACCCGATCCGGTCGCCGATCGACGTCACGATGGAATCCGACAATCCCGTGGCCCAGCTGTTCCGGTCCACGCCGCCGATCGACACGGTTCTGCTGACCATCCGCGAGGTGCAGATGGATGACCCCACCGACCGCCGGGCGGTGTGGCAGGGCCGCGTCACCAGCGTGGCGTGGGACATGGAGACGCGCGAGGCGGTGCTAACCCACGAACCGACCTACACCAGCCTGCAGCGCATGGGGCTGCGCCGCGCCTACCAGCGCCTGTGCCCGCTGCTGACCGGCGGCCGCCGCTGCGGCATCAACCTGGAGGCCTTCGCCATCGAGGTGATCGCCCAGGAGGTGCAGGGCCTGCAGCTGACGGTGTCCAGCGTTGCCGGCCGCGCAGATGGGTGGTTCATGGGTGGATTCATCGTCTACGAAATCACCCCGGGCGTGATCGATCGGCGCCCGATCCGTGAGCATGTGGGCACACGCTTCACGCTGACCAACTTCCCCCTGGGCCTGGTCGCCGGCATGACGCTGAAGGCCTACCCAGGCGACGATCACACCCTGGCAACATGTGCAACGAAGTTCGACAACGTCGCCAACTATGGCGGCTTCCCGTACTTCCCCGAAAAAAACCCGTTCGGCGGCTCGCCGGTTTACTGAGGCCTGACATGTACGTTCAGATTGTGATCCTCATCGTGGCGCTGATTATCGGCTACGCGATGGCGCCGAAGCCCCCGATTCCCAAGCCTCCGTCGTTGAGCGACTTCGACGTGCCGACCGCCGAGGAGGGCCGCGCGATCCCCTGGTGTTTCGGTGAAGGCTGGCTTACGGGCTACAACGTGCTTTGGTATGGCGACCTGGCCACGCTGGCCATCAAAAAGAGTTCCGGGGGCAAGAAGTGACCCACGACGTGGTGACGATCGCGGACGTTCGCGCCAGGCGCTGGTGTGTCAGCGGCGCGCGCGAGTTTTGCCGCGCGCATCAACTGGATTGGCAGCAGTTCGTGCGCGAGGGCTTGCCCTGCAGCGTGATGCTGGCCACCGGCAACGACATGGCCAGGCAACTGGTGGAAGACGTCCGCAAGAGGAGCGCCAGCGATGGGCGGTAAGAGCAAAAAGCAGACCATTGGCTACTGGTACTTGATGGGCCTGCACATGGGCATCTGTAAGGGCCCCATCGACATGCTGATTTCGATCATGGGCGGCGAACGCATCGCCTGGTCGGGAAAGGTCACCGGTAACGAGCGCATCCGCATCGATGCGTCCCAACTGTGGGGCGGCGATGAAAAGGAGGGCGGCATCGATGGCCAGCTGGACGTGATGATGGGCGGCCCCACGCAGCAGCCCAACGACTACCTGGCCAGCGTGCAGGGCGGCACCTACAACCCCGCCTATAGGGGCATCTTCAGCACCGTTTTCCGCCAGGGCAAGGTGGGCGCCATCACGCCATACCTGAAGGCCTGGGCATACCGGATCCGCAGGACCAAGGCCGGATGGGAAACCGGCGTGTGCTGGTACCCGGAAAAGGCAGAGGTAGACGTGGGCCCAGCGCCCGACCTGCAGCCGCAGGGGCGTGCTACGCGCGCCTTCAAGTTCCTGGGCGCTGAGGTGAAGGTGGACCTTCCGCGCGTGGACGTGCCCACGCGGATCCTGTGCGCCAACCCGGCCCACGTCATCTACGAAATCCTGACCGACACAGAGGACGGGATGAGCCACCCGCCCGGAAATCTGAACGATGCGAGTTTCCGGGCAGCGGCCGACCTGTTCCACGCCGAGGGCCTGGGCCTGTGGGTGAAGTGGGTGCAGTCGGACAAGATCCAGGACACGCTCCAGCAGGTGCTGGACCACTGCAACGCCATGCTGATCCAGGATCCTGAAAACCTGCAGTGGCGCATCATCCCCATGCGTGGGGATTACGAGCTGGACCAGCTGGTGCACTTCGGGCCGCGCGCCCAGGGCTACGACGTCGACTGTGTGCTGGAGAACCTGGAGCGCGTCACCGCAGAGGAAACCGTCAATGAGGTGACCGTCACCTGGAACGATTCGGCCAACAACGCCGAGCGCGGCATCACCGTGGCCAACCTGGCCGCGATCCAGGCAACTGGCGGCGTCATCAACCAGACCAAGGCCTACGCCTGCTGTCCCACCGAGGCGATCGCCGCGCGCCTGGCCCAGCGCGACGTTGACGTGCTGTCGGCGATGCTGGCGCGCGTCCGCCTGCGCACGAACCGCAAGGCCTACAAGGTGGTGCCTGGCCAGGTCATCCGCCTGTCCTGGCCAGAGGAGGGCATCTTGAACATGCCCGTTCGCGTGCTGAAGGTGACCGACAACAGCCAGGACGGTGACGGGATCACGATCGAGGGCACAGAGGACGTGTTCAAGTTCGGCCTTACGTCCTACGTCAAGCCGCAGCCACCGGGCTGGGTCGACCCGAACGGTGCCGTTCAGCCGCCGGCGTTCGTCCAGGCTTTCGAGGTTCCGTTCCGCGACCTGGTGCAGGCGCTGGGGCTGGACGCGGCAAAGCAGCTGGACCCTATGGTGGGCTTCTTCGGCATGTGCGCCAGCAAGCCGCCTGGCTTCGCGGTCAACTTCAACGCCTTTGTGCGGCAGGGCGCCGACTGGCTCGACGCCGGCGCCGGCGACCTGACCCCGACCGCCACGCTGTCGGCGCCCGCTGGGCGGCAGGAAACCGTCCTGAAGATCACCAACAAGCTGGGCCAGTGGGATTACCTGGAAATCGGCAGCACGGCCTGGCTGGGCACCCACCCCGATGCCGAGTGCGTGCGCATCGATGGCATGAGCCAGGACGGCACCCAGCTGACCGTGGCCCGCGGTTGCCTGGACACGCTGCCCCAGGATTGGGGTACCGGCGTGCGCCTGTGGGCCTACGACAACGACAGTGTGCTGTCGCAGACGCAGTACGCGATCGGCGAGCAGATCACAGCGCGCGCTGTGACCAACTCCAGCACCGGCGGCCTGCCCATCGACGTGGCTCCCCAGGCGTCCGTCACGATCGCCGGGCGCCAGGCCCTGCCCTACCCCCCGGCGCGCATGCGGATGGCCGGCGCTGACGATCCTGGGGCCATCACCGGCACTTTCACCGTCACATGGCGACACCGCGACCGCGTGCTGCAGTCTGACCAGGTCATCGGCCAGGAGGACGCCGGCGCCGGCCCGGATCCGCTGACCCGCTACGGGCTGCGGTTCATCGACAGCACCGGCGCGGATATCGTGGCCCGCGGCGATATCGCCGGCACCCAGGCCACCGTCACCCTGGTGGTGGCTGGGCGCGTCGACATGGAGCTGTGGGCGATCAACGATGACGGCACGTCGTGGCAGCGCTGGCGGCGCAGCTTCATTTTCACGCCCGAGCCTGGCCCGACGCAGAATGTGATCGAGGCGCCGACCTGGAAACGACCCGAAACCATCATTGACGGCGGCGAGGTAACCCCGAATGGCTGACACCGTCATCCACTACCGATTCCTGGTGCGCGGCGGTACCGCCGCTGACCTGGCTGTGGTGAACGAAATCCCGATGGCCCGTGAGCTGGTGGTGGAGGTCGACACCAAGCGCATGAAGCTGGGCGACGGCATCAAGCGGTACAACGATCTTTCCTACATCAGCGGCGCGGCCATCATCACCCTGTCGGCGCCGCCGACCGCGGCGACCGGCAATGATGGGGAGTACGCTATCTGGCCGAACAACGGTAATCCGATCCTGTACGGGCCCAAGGTCAACGGCGCTTGGCCCGCCGGCGTCTCGCTGAAGGG